CTAGCATCAACAATTCGAGATTTTGCTCTGGAGAAAAGCTCGATGTCATCTTCGTTTAAAGATACCGGAAAAGCTCGATAGAAATCCCCGGATTCGGCTTCGATGTCTTCCTCGATGAATTCCTCCAACAAGGTCTTATTTTCAAATTCAAAATTGAGTTCCTTGCCGAAATACAAAAAATTAAGTGTGTACATGTTTTATTCCTTCACGAGATCAATAGAGATGATTTCCTCGAAATCATCATAGGCTACTTCAAGGTACTGACGGGCTTTTGATTCGCTATACGCCCAGACATCCTCTTGGAAAATATCACGAGAACCAGACCGCGAAAAAACAACATCAAATTTCTTCTTTTCGGATTTCATTCTACGCCCCTTACAATTTTCATTGTCGTTCGTCAACCTTCAAATGTATTATAAACCAAATCTGACAGCTTGTCAACCATTTTAGAAAATATTTTTTGTTGTATTTTTGTCACAAAACAAACAATATACTAACTAAAATCAAAACAGGTATCGACAAAATACCTAGTATTGAAATTAGACTTTTTAAATAGTTCATTAGATTGCCATAGGAGCTTTGATTGCAGGATATGGATCATAACCTTTTAGTGTAAATTTATTTATTGCGTCAAGCGGAAATAGAATATCAAGATGGTCCAAAATAACAAAATCATCTTCAATAACAAGAGTAGGCAATTCTCTTGGGGTTCTAGATAATTGTTCTTTTACTTGATCGATATGATTCAAATAGATATGAGCATCGCCAATCGTGTAAACGAGTTCGCCAATCCCAAGTCTGCATTCTTTTGCTAATATATGGGTTAACAAAGCATAGGATGCGATATTAAAGGGGCTTCCAAGAAAAGTATCAGCGCTGCGCTGATACAACAAACAACTTAGCTGATTATTCCTAACTGAAAATTGACTCATGATATGGCAAGGCGGAAGGGCCATTTCTTCAATAGCAAGCGGATTCCAAGCAGAAAGAATTAAACGACGAGAATCAGGATTTGTTTTGATTTCATTTATTAGCCATGTTATTTGATCAAACCCATCTTGAGAGTTTACTTGTGAAAGATCTTCTGTTCCACCAAAATTTCTCCATTGATATCCATAAATTGGCCCCAATTCCTTTTCATCAATATCATTGTAATATCCCAATGCAGCCCCTTGATGATCCGCATTATCTGTCCAGATAGTTCGCTTATCGATGAGTTCTTCCCGAGGTTTTCCATATGTCAATTCAGCAAGTCTACGCTCATCAGTCGAACCTTCTAAAAACCAAAGCAATTCCCCGACAACAGATCGCCATGCCAATTTCTTTGTTGTAACCGCAGGAAATCCTTCGCGAAGATCAAAGCGCATTTGATATCCAAATACTGAAATCGTACCAACGCCCGTCCGATCTTTTCTAACTTCACCGTTGTCTAAAATGTATTTTAATAACTCATGATACTGACGCATTGACATACTCCGTAACTGTTGAATATGAATTAAGGGTTTGACCTGATGAGTATGAAAACCCTGTTAGATACTTTTTAATATCAATCTTTGTATCAGTCGCAAATTGCTGATCCAATTTCGTGATATATGCTCTTCTTGTATATGGTAAAAATAGATTCAATACCGCTGGTCCCCCAATTACAATTTTTCTATAATAGTGTGGGTTTTGTTCTGTGAATCTCGCGCAAAATTTAATGATTTCTTCTGGGTCAGAAGATTTTACAAAAGAGACATGATGTAAAATAGATTCGTATTTTTCTCGATATAATTCAGGGGATTTAGTTAGTACGATATTCTTTCTTTTCGGAAGAGGCCGAATCATATCATCGCTTTCCCATGTTTTTCTTCCCATAATCAGGATTGAGTTTTTCGTGATCTCAGAAAAGAACTTCATATCTTCTTTGTTTCGTGGCCAGGGCAAAGCATTTTTGTATCCCATTCCTCCATGACTATCAATCGCAAATACTGCTTCTACAAAATTGTTCATAATTGCCTCATATGATCATATCGGAAAAATCTAATTCATTTCCGCTAGCGTTCATCAAAATTCGTTCACTTGCATCATATCCTAAATTAGAATCATCAGACCGTTTTTGAACACCCATATCTTCAGAATCAACAAGATTAAATAGGCGCATTTTCGAACGCTCGACGCCAACCATAAATTTGTTTTTCCAGTTTAAATCACCATAACGATTTTTGAGTTGTTTCAGTAGCATCTTGCCGGTTGTCTTCATTTCATCATTCGAATAACCTGCTAGGATTAAATCGGCCGTATAGGCAATACCGATTGATTCTGCTGTTTCTGTCAGAGTTAAATCAGAGTTTGAAGTTCCAGAGCGATTGGTTTGAATTCCCGAGACTATCGGCAAGTTGTTTTCAATCGCAAGACCACGCAATTCTTCTGCAATATACTTCAAATAGGTAAATGAGTTTATACCACCCGACAATGTTTTAACGCGAGTTGATGCGCAAATACCAAGATAATCGATAATGATAACATCGGGAATGAAATTTTTCTTGACTTTTAATTCAGCAATAAGAGCACGAAAATGACCAGCATGAGCAGCCCCGGTAGGATATTCCTTTACAATTAGGCGCCCATGTGATTTTGATTTGATTTTGGCAATATTATTTTGAAAGGGTTCAAGCTCCAATTCAGGAACTTTCTGTAATGGGACACCAAAGATATTAGCATCAATACGCGAAGCAATTTTCTCTTCTGCCATTTCCAATGTGATATATAAAACATTTTTGCCTTTTTCGAAATATGATGCGGCAAGATGGCACATCAACAGAGTTTTACCGCCGCCAGTTTCTAATAAGAATAGGTTCAGAGTTTTTGGTGGAAGACCCCCATTTGTTATATCATTTAGAATATCGATGTCAAACTCTAATCGATTTTCTTTGGTGTGGTAATAGTCAAATCGTGCCTGTGCTTCTTCTATATAATCATGCCCAACTAGAGTAGAGAATGATACATTCAATGCCTTCTGGAGAATCTCTGGAATAACGTGTGGTGAATCTTCGCTTTTTCCTGAGATAATTTCAATCGAATTAATAACCGCATTATATACGGCTTGTTGTTGACAGAATTTTTCAGTTTCTTGAATCAACCATTGTTGATTGGTTACATTATTTTTCTCTAGTAAAGCATCTTCTTCCGTCCTATTTTTGAAAATATTCTTCACAAGAGCTGTGATTTCGATTGCCATCTCTTGTGATTTCGATTCCTTTCGTTTTGCTAATTCGATATATAACGCCTCTTTCGATGGCAATGAATTGTAATCATTAAAAAAATTAGCAATCTCTTCAAAAACAACTTGTTGCGCGGGTTCCTTGAAATAATCTGACTTGATGAAAGGAATTACAGATCTACAATATACTTCATCATGAACTAAATTGCGGAAGATAATATTCGGTAGAGCAGTTGCGATTTCTTCATTTTGAAACATTATCATCCTCATTATCTAATTGAATGTGCTTTAGACCTTTTAGAATTACGGCGCTAAAAACATCACCCATATCTTTGACGAACATTCCCTTATCTTCATCAGAAAGAGCATCATATACTGCAGTTATTCTTTCTTCTGTGTGTTCATCGATAATTTCAAAACCCAATCTCATTGAAAGGTGATCCTCAATAATATCGGTTTCGACTGAATTGACCTCAATAACATAATTAAACGCTGGCGAGGTTTCCTTAAGAACTCTGAATCGTAGGAATTCATTATGTGGGTTTGGTACAACAACGTAATCTTTATACTCCTCTAGTAGAGAACCGTCAACATCAACAATAGGTTCATTAGAATCGTTATTCATCTTCAAATACCTCGTTGTTTACATTGTCATCATCTTCGATTTGAATATTATTCGAATCATAATGAGCAATAAGTTTAAACCGGCGTTCGCAGAATGCAATAAAATTTTCATTTTCGATTACTGATTCGAAGAATTCGTCATTCTTCATAACATCATTTAAGCGAACATTCTTTTCTGAAATTTCACCAGTTTTAGGATTAACCGTTTGATACCATCCCTGTTTAGGCTTTATAATAAATCCAGCATCAACAGCAAGATCAAACAATCCTGACCATTTTTGAATGCCCGATTCATATAATACAGTAAAAGGCAACTTGGATTTCTCTCGGACAAATCTGGATTTTTCAACATTGATCGTGAACTTCCAACCAGCAAGATCAGTTCCTTCCTTTTCTTGGGACTTGGAGATAATAAATGCTTGATTTGAAGACAGAAGGATTCCCGTTCCGCCGCTTATGATTGTTTTTGGATATAAGCCTAATTCAGAGTAGACATGAGCAACTGCAATACAAGGAACATCTTTCGCAATAAGGGAAGGCGTAATCATCCTAAATAGACCTTTCATTGTTTTCGCCCGTTGCATTTCTGCAACAGATTTTTCATTTTCTGCATCTTCAAGTTCCTTAAGCGATGCAGTATTCCCCAATGAATCGATCATCATAATAACATGATCCTTGCGGTCTAATTCCTTTAATGTTTTGACAAGATCAAATTTGAGCATCTCTAAATGCTCGATTGGAACATGAATCACGCGCGAGGGATCAATGCCATTTGCTTTGAGGCATTCTGGAGTAATCCCGCCCTCTGAATCATACAAAATACCAATTCCATCATCATACCGATCAAGATATGCTTTCATACAGAATAAACCCAATAAGGATTTGAATGAGCGGGATTGTCCTGCAAAAACAGTCAATCCTGAACTTAATCCTCCAACAGGTGATCCTGAAAAGGCGATATTCAAAATTGGTAAATCGGTTGGGATAATGTCTTTATCCTTGAAGAAGATTGAATCAGATAGTACGGAGGAGTTTTTAGTAGGACTGTTTTTAAGCAGACGAGAAATTAGACGAGAAATTAACGGATTAACATCTTTTGACATATATTTTCCTATATTGTTGATGGGTTTGTTGTATTTTTGAAAAGGACAGATCCCACTCTGTCCTCAAATTAAAAATAAATTATATAACAAAATCGCCGTATTGTCAATGGTTTTGTATTAAAACAAACTAAATG